TCCTTAGCTTTACCGATATTTAAAGCAAGAAAATCAATGACTTTGTAAAGATTAGCTAAAAGCTTATCGCCTTGTGGAGTAGGAGTTACAGCTGCTACCAAAGAAGCAATAGCAATAATTGCTGTTACCCACATAAATATATTTATGAATAGCATTTAATGTTCCTCGTCACAGTGAATGATTAATGCCCAATCGAGTATACACTTAAAGGTTTAACTTTGCCTTTTACTTCTATATCCCGCACATAGTCCACTTCTATACGTGAAGCCTTGGCGGTGCTTTCTCCAATTAAGATATCTACCCCGACCTCTTTGGTGGCGCTTTCATAACGCGCAGCCTCATTGACGGCATTTCCAATTGCACTAAAATCAAAGCGCGTATTTGAACCCATGTTCCCTATAACCGCGGGCCCCGTGTTTAGCCCAACTCCAATAGCTACAGGGACTGGCAACGTTGTGTTTAGTTTTTGAATACCTCGTTGTATTTCAACCGCACACTCTATTGCTCGAGTTTCATGGTCTTCCAAATCAAGGGGGGCATTGAATATTGCCATACATGCGTCCCCGATAAATTTATCTACCATCCCTCCATACTTCTGAACCGCAATCACTTGAACTGATAATGTTGCATTCATTATCTCTGTTACTTCTTGAGGGCTCATCTTCTCAGACATCGAAGTAAATCCACGTAGGTCAGTAAATAAAAATGTACATGTACGTGTTTCTCCCCCCAGGTTAAGTAATGTAGGGTCTTCTTGAAGTCGCTTTACTTGCTTGGGATCCAGATAGTGTTCAAATTGTTTCTTAATCTGCTGGCGTAAGAGCGATTGTTCTCTGAAATTGAGCCAAAACTGCTCCCCCACTATTACTAATAAAGCGATCAAACTATATGTGGTATCAATAAGGAGAGATTGTTTCACCACAAAATACCATTCTAATCCACCTGTGCTTACAAGGAGCGCTGCAGCTCCAAGGGCCATGTACGCATACGTACATTTACGCCCCAGCAGCAGCCCCAATGTACAGACAAATAGCAGAATAAGCAGCTCATAGGCTAATCTGTCAGCTGGGATCTGAGGGCTATCAGGAAGAAGCAGGCTTTCTGCAAGAGCAGCTTGAATATGATGTGGGTTTAATAGACCGTGAGGCGTGGCTAACTGAGGCATAACCCCGGCAGCTGTAACGCCCACAAAAACAAACTTACCTTCTACCTGGCGCTCTTGCAATGTAGTGGTAGGAGTATTTATCCAAGAAATCCATTTTCGGCCATACGTATCTGTGGCTATGGGCCCCAAGGCTGGTATACGAACCGCTTGAATCCCAGTTTCATACGTTCGTATCTGGTACGTCCCCTCTCCAGTAAGCGCTTTTAATACCTGTGTAGCAAAAGAAGCTACCCAACCATTAGGTGTTTCCATAATAAGAGGGATTCGTCTGATTAAATTGTCTATATCAGGTTGAACTGATACTACCCCCTGCAAAGCAGCCTGTTCTAGGGGTCGTACGTTAGCTAGGTGCCCAGCAATTGTAATTGTATCCACAGGGTTATCCCCAAGGATTACAGTGCCGTCAGTGGAAGGATAGAGCCTATTTTCGTATTCAGGAACTGCCAGTACATTAGTGCCCTGGGAGAGACTTGTAGCGAATACATCATCTCCACCAAAACGGTCAGCTTGAGGAAACATAATGACCCAACCCACGCCCAACGCTCCACGGTTTATCAGGTCAGTTTGTATAGAAGCTAACGTGCGCCTAGGAAAAGGCCACCCACCCTCGCGTTCTATATCCCCTTCAGTAATATCAAGTATTACAAAGTGGCCGCTGGGAGTTTGTTCAGGTATGAGAGCATCGAAAGTCTTTAGTCTAAGTACCTCTAAAGCAGGCCAATTAAAAATTAAAGGTATAGTCAAAAGGGCTATAGTGAGTAACCCGATCAACCACTTCTTCATTGTTGTGTAATAGAAATTGTTTTGTTGCAATTACTATTGCAGTTAAAAATTGCGCTGTAAGCCTTATTAGTGGCCCCTTTCTGAACTACCGTGACATCATAATCGTTAGTATAAAACTTAATATTAGACGTATGAGCTCCATCACCTTGTTGTGTTAAGTTAAGTTCGCCGTCATCTGCGTACCAAAAAACATCTGCATCTTTATTACCCGAACCTTTTTGGATCAGACGCGTAAAGTTGTTATCTGCTCCCCCTGAGTTATAAAGATAGACGTCGTGGTCTCCACTACCTTCTTGAGTCACCCAGATATCTGAATTATCAGCCCACGAAAGTACTTTTGCGTACATATTATTACCGGTCTGTTCTATCTTGTACTCATTATTATTCCCTGAGCCAAGTATCCAGGCTTGGTTATCATCCCCTATTTGCTCAATAATAGAGTCATTATCATCCTCATCCATATCAATAACGGCGTAGTTGTCATCTCCGTCTATATCTATAGTCCAACTTTGACCGTCATGATTTGACCAAACAGACTGTGAATAGGCAGTATTAGATACGCCATCCATTGTTATGGAAATAGAACCGCCGTCACAATTATGATCATTGACTAAAGAGTTATCAAAACTCCCTAGCCCACAATACACACCCGTAACATTTCCAGCTCCGGCTTGCTGAACAGCAATACTAGTCCCCGTACCTTTTGTCTGCACCGTAATAATATTAGTATCCCCGTACACGTATGTACTAAGGAGACTGATAAATAGAAATAGTGTTATCACCTGCACCATTTACTTCTACCTCCATAACCATTCCTGCTGAATTTACATTAACATAAGCAGAGGCGTCTTTATCTAATCCAATATCAAAAGTGTTAACCCCTTGGTGGACTAAGAACACATGTGCCCCTTCTACAAAAGAATAAGTTTGGTATACAGGGTCATAACCCGGTGTCAGTCCTTGTAGAGTAACACCCTGTAACTCTCCTCCAGAAGCCGTTTTTCTCTTTGCTCCTGCTTCTACTAGATCAAGAAGATCCACAAGGAAATCAAAAGCCAGTAAATCAATATCTAACCGGCCTATTTCTTCTTCCTCTTCAAGAAAATCCTTATCCAAATTGGGAGTTGTTTCTTCAAGGAAATCTCTATCCAACTCTGTAGTCGTCCCTCCTTCTTGTTCAATTAAAACTTCTTGAACTTCAGGAGGACGATTCACAATTAACATATTGTCAATCATCCCAAGTGTTAGGTTTCCAAGTACAACTCCTGGAGTAGGTTGAGACTCAAAAGTTGAAACCATAGTGGCTTGGAAGGGCTGGTCCAGTACTTCAGTACCAGACCATGTTGTCACTGTAATTTCCCCCGATGCCTCACCATTTGCATCTGGGAGTAACACTATTAAAGAGCGCCCTAGCTCATCAACAGTTGTCGTAAAATCTGTACCTCGTATTGCAATCGTAGCACTGGGTGTACGTATTGAAATATTCTCTTTATTAATCTTACCCAAAGCACCCGTAATAAATCGAGCCGTACCACTAGCCATGTTTAAGGCCAGCCTAGATTTGTTCGGATCAGGATCGAATATGTAGTTATCTATAACTACTTTAGAGTGCTCAGTTAACCTTAAAACAGACGAGTCCAAAAACTCAATTGCCATACGGCCATTACCCGTACGGACGTCGTCATAGGAAAGAATGCCTAAGGAAAGCTCGGCAGAAAGCCTATCTTTGTCCCCTTGTCTTACAACTTCTCCATTACCGCGGACCTCAGATATAGATCCAATATCGGCAATGACACTACTACTTATGCTAAACCCTACTAGGGCTAGCAACCAGAAGCACATTGGTCAATATCTATAGTTCCATTGGAAGTAGTAGCAGTTAAGTTAAATGTATTAGCGTTAGCTGTATCAGTTTGATCCACATCAACATTATTACTACTACCTGTTAGTGACACTACAATCGTATGATCACTAGCTCCGGACTGTAAAGTATCGATATCATTCGAGTTTCCAGAGACAGCCCACTCATTCTTACACCCAACAACATTACACTTAACATTCATGTTGTTAGATGTTCCGGTAATGACCATGTCTTGATTTCCGGCCGTCGCAGTAGATGCATCGCCCTGGGTGAAAGTAAGTACGTTAGAATCACCCGTTGCTTCGAAGTCGAGGTCTGACCCCGCCACATCACCAGTAGCACCAACAGCGAGCGTGGCCGTATTAGAATCGCCCGTAGCTTTATAGGTAAAACTACTAGTGTTAGCTTGACCAATGCTAGCCGCCAAGGTGTTGGTGTCACCTAGCTGATCAATATCGACCGTCATTCCAGTACCACTTAGTGATACTCGTGCCTGAGAAGTACCCACTACGTTACCGGCGCCTACTTGATCGATTGTAAGTGTAAGTCCCGTCCCTGTTTGAGTAATATATATGTCATTATCGGCACTAAATACAATAGTTGAAAAAATTAATACGGAAACACTACTGAGTACCTTTATCAGTTTCATCTTGGTCCTCCACTAAACCTGATGCAGCGTAGTCAAAATCCCAAATTTGGTTTTCGATTCCTTCCATTACTAACCCATACACAGCTGCCTCTATAGCAGCCCGTACTGCATAGCCTACAGGCTCGTTCTGGGTTTTTCCAGATTCTATCTCTACAAGCTCAGTCCCCACATCGAAAAACCTGAATAAATCCGAGCCTAAACCTGTAGATAAAATAGTTTTAGTAGTTGTTACATTAAGTAGTACTTCCCCGGTCTGTACAAGCACAGCTCGTAAAGTAACCGTTACTACATCTTCTCTATAAATATTATTTACCCCAATCCCAAAGTACCTGGCCCC